GTGTTGTTAGTACCCGTGGTGTTCACTAACATTGAATCTTTACCGATAGCGACATTCGTGTCACCAGTGGTGTTTGCTTTTAACGCCTGAAGTCCGACTGCGGTGTTGTTTGAAGCGGTGCTGTTGTTTTGTAAAGCCAATCTTCCCACCGCCGTGTTACTGGCTCCCGTGTTTAGATTTAAAGCATAGCTGCCGACTGCTGTATTAGCATCACCAGTAGAGTTTGTTCCTAAAGCCAAATTGCCGACAGCCGTATTGTTATTCGCGGTAGTGATCGCCACTCCAGCATTGGCCCCGACGGCAGTATTTAATGTTCCAGTGGTGTTGGCCGTAAGAGCCGAATACCCGACTGCGGTGTTGCTGTCTGCGGTGGTGTTTGAGTCTAACGATCTTGATCCGACTGCTGTATTGTAATCTCCCGTCGTGTTTGCCTCCAACGCAGCTCTACCGATACCCGTATTATCTGCCCCCGTTGTATTAGCCGCCAAAGCAGCAGTTCCAATCGCTGTTCCATTTGACGCTGTAGTATTAGCCGCAAGCGCAGTCATTCCAACAGCCGTGTTTTCACCGCCTGTGGAGTTGACCTCCATAGACCCTGCGCCGATAGAGGTGTTATTTGATGCCGTAGTGTTACCACTTAAAACATCTTGACCAATTCCTGTATTTGAAGCACCTGTATTACTGCCACCAGATAATGCGTTATATCCAAGTGCAGTGTTGTTTGATTGTGTGGTGATTCCTTGTAATGTAGCCCTGCCGATAGCCGTATTTTTTGCGCCCGTAGTATTTGCGCTTAACGCTTTCTCTCCCACAGCCGTTATGAAACTCGCTGTAGTATTAGCGTCTAAGGCCAAATGCCCGATGGCTACATTTGATGCGCCCGTTGAGTTGACAAGCAAAGCGTCTGTGCCGACTGCCACATTGCTGCTGGCTGTAGTTGTTCCACCACCCGCATTGTCACCGACAAAGGTGTTGTCAGACCCAGAAGTCAACGCATCACCCGCAGCTTCACCGATAGCCACGTTGTCGGTGCCGGTTGTTAATCCTGTGCCAAACGCACCTGAACCTAGTCCAACGTTTCCAGTTCCTCCCAGAACATCCAACACATCTGTAATTGCTGCTCCTGATCCTGCGCCATCAGTGGCAATCATCCTAATCCCGCCATTTGGTATAACCACATTTGCGCCTGTGCCTTGCGTCAAAGTGACTGTGTTTCCTGCTGAATTTTGTATCACCCAAACATTGCTCAACGTGTTGGGGGCCAGTGTAACTGTGCAAGCTTGTGACAAAGTTCCTGTCAGAGTAAGAGCCATAGAGCGAAACGCATCGCTTGATCCATCAGCCATAGTGATGGTTGCTGTGCTTGCGTCTGAAAGAGCCTCGCTACCTGTGCCAAATTTTTCAGCAATCAGCTCTAAATTTGTGTTTGTGGTTGTTCCCCACGTCCCGCTTCCCTCGCCCGTGGCTAATTCAGACAAACGTAGGTCGTTTACATAGGTTACCATTGTTTTCTCCTAAATTTAGGCAGCATCCCTGCCAGCTTCGATCTCAGTATAGTTTGGTGACTGAGATGTATCAATGTTGGAATATGAGGGTGACTGCGAAGTTGTTATGGCAGCATAACTGGCTGTCTGAGATGTGTCTATCTCGCCCCATATCATTAAGTCGCCTAACGCAAAAGTAGAGGCCACCCCTGTTAAAGAAACGTTTGCTGCTGCATTGACACTTAACTCGCCAACAGAAGCTGCAAATTGAACCCCTGTGATTTCTACAACAGCATTATGTAAGACAGTGACAGAGCCTAACCCAGAAGTGGTTGCCAATCCTGTTGGAGAAACGTTAGCAGCAGCATTAACTGATAACGTGCCAAGACCAGAAGTAATTCCCAAACCAGTAACTGGAACATTAGCAACACCAGTGACTGTTAACGCGCCAAGCCCAGAGGTTGTTGCAAGGCCAGTAACAGAAATATTGTTATCGCCTTGCGTTGTGATAGTACCAAGGCCAGAGGTAATTCCTAAACCAGTTAGCTCAACGCCAATAGGCTCACCCCAAGTTCCTTGCCCCCAAGTGCCTCTGCCCCAACCTGTAATGTTAGCCACTGGACAACTCTGATTTAAGGGTTTCTAACTGAGATTTTGTTTCTGTAATAATTTGTCTGACAGGCTCTGTCATAAAATCGTGAGCAAGGGTGTATTCCAAATCAGAAATACAGTTGTTGATGCGTTCAATCTTACTCATCAATCAACGTTCACATAAACAACATCGTTTGCATTTCCATCAGGATTAAGTAAATATTCTTTTATGGAAATTACAGACTTTTTTGCTTGGGAAAATGGGCCAGCGTTAATTGGTCGTGTTGACGAATTTGCAAAACCTTTTTTTCTGCCACCTACAGAAGATTCTTGGGTCGCTGCTTCTGGCGAACAAATGGTTGATTTTTTTGAGGATGGAACAAAACTTTCCAAAGAAGACTTTGAAGAGGAATTTGGCATTATTGGCGTTGACCTTCCAGATCTTCCAGAAACATAGCCCCCATATCTAAACTTTGGTATTACTTGCTCGATGATACTGGGGTGACTTTGCCTTAACGCTTCGCCATAAACCTGTCTTTGTTCTTGCTGTAAAGCGTTCACTCTGTTTCTTGCCTCGAATGGCAACTCTTCGATGGATTTACCTTTCAGCAAATCTCTTTCTTTTTCATACAGCTTGTGAGCTTTATCAACAGCTTCAGCCATTGGCTTGGTTGTCATGGATATTTCAGCAAGAATGACTTTGCCATCCTTGGGGTTGACATGTTGCACGTTCAGCTTTCTGTCAAAGTATCCATTCTCTGGAATAGATTGAAATTTGGTGTCAATGGTAGGAAACTTTTCTGCTACCTGTTTGGCTACAGCGTCAGCATCGTCTGCTGTCTCGACAAAAACTCTTGTTCTAATGGTGTCTGTTATTCCTTCAGCACCATAAGGTTTTCTGGCTAACTTTGAATCAATGCTCTCTTTGGATTTGACCTCGATATTTACCACGTTACCTGTTTCTGTCACTTTCGTTGAGGGCGTTTTTTCCAGATTTAAATTATCAGCAATATCCTTTACCTCTTTTTGGAAAGAAGCATTTGAATCAATCGCTCTTTGAATCAACTGTTCAGAATCAACAATATCCTGTTGTGGCTCCTTGAATACTTTTTCCACTTCGCCAAATAATTTTTTGCCACCCACCTGTTGTATGTCTGGCTCGTTGACTGGCTCTTTTATTTTTGGCTGGTACTGCCTTGCCATGTCTGTGTTTTTTAAAGCAGCCTTGCCACCATACTTCAAAATGTCACCAGCTATAGGCACAAGACCAGCTATGCCAAGACCAGCTCCTGCTGCGCCTAGCAAAGCTTTGTTATAATCGCCTGATTCAATGGCTCTGTAGGCATCCCTTCCATACTTCGCTATCTCAGCAGCATCGACTGCCAATCCAGCAGGGGTCATGCCAATTCCAATCTGCGCCATCAAAGGCACTTCTTCGCTGTAAGTATCGACAGCAACGTCCAAGGCATCAGGCTCAAATGGATCGATCTTGTCTAATTCACTTGTAGCCATCCAAGAAGTATAGCCTAAAAGTTTTGTTTAGGAAGCCTTGGCTTGGAACTTCCTTGTCAGAACCCTCTTAACTTTGTGATATGGGAAGTCTGGAAAATCTGGGAATCTTGACTCCACTTGAGCAGAAATCTTCTTGTAGCCAAGACCTCGTTTCCTTGCTCGTTTCATGAACTCGATGACTTCCTGCTCCTTGGGGATTGGAACCAGCTTGGTTCTAATCTTGGTTGCCCCAAAACGCTCCTCAACTTTCTCGTAGCCAAAGGGTCTGCCATTGCCACCAATCGAATAACCCTTCTCAGCCCAGTCCACCTTGCCATCACCCAGTCGATCCATGATTGTACCATGCTCGATCTCTGCTGTTGCACTGAGCACCATGACCATAATCTTGTTGGTGATCTCGTTCATGTCGAATCTTGCACCCAAGCCTTTGTCTTCCTTGGTCTTAGGGTAAACAATTGGAATGTCACCAAACTGTTCGCAGAAAAACAACGTGACCTTAGTATCTTCAAGCACTGGCATGATGTTCAACAGATTCTTGCTGGATCGAGAGAAGCGATCCAAACGTGTGGTTACTATCACATCGTGCTCATCCATGACATCAGTCAATCGTCTGGACTCAGGGCGATCCAGAATTGGAATCGTGCCACTCACCCCCTCATCAGCAAAAAACTCTGTGACCTCTCGATTGTATTTGTCTTTGACAAACTCAGTGATCATGTCTTTCTGAAGCTCGATTGACGATCCATTTCTGGCTTGCTCAAGAGTCGAAACCCTGACGTAACCATAGATGTTGTTGACTTGCTTGTTAGGGATCATTAACGACTCTCCTTAAAACTTTGGCTCAAGCATTGGTGGGCTATCGTCAAAGGAAAACTTCTGTATTTTTTTTCCACTGGAGCTAGTTAATTCCTCAGTAATGATTTTAAAGTCTTTCCCAGAAATGTCGCGGATTGTGCGAATCGCTTGAAACTTCGCGCCTTGCCTTTGTTCCCAAGGAGAGCCACTAAAGTCTTCGTCATCAATAAACTGTCGATCCCAGTTAATGTCTTCAAGCAACTCAGTGACCAATTCTTTAACGTTCACCATTTCACGTTTTTCCTTGATCAGCATATCGATCTCTGCTTGTTTCTCTACCAGTCTTTCCAATAAGTCTTCCATCTCGCGTTCCTCAATTAATTTAGGAACATGATACATCAATGCGTGTCGATGTGCAAGTATTTATACAAATATGTTTTTAGAAAAATTATGGTCGATTACAATCAGGCCAAACACATTTTTTATTGAGGTGCGCTTGAACACGTTCGCTATGCCCAGCTCCAAATATAAATTTATATTCTTTTTCAATCATAGCCTTCAACTGACCAATCTTTGAACGCTCACGATGATTGCAAATTTTCTGCAACATTTCGTAAGTGCGAAGATCCAAGGCCACTGATTTGCGCGTTTGCAATGTGTTTGTTTCTGAGCCACTCATTTAAGAAGCCCACCTTTCCAGTTGCTCATCGATCTCTGCCCAGTCAATATTCAAAGGTCGAATGTTTTCTGCGTACTGGGAAATCAAAACCTGACCATTCTTGATCAGCTCGACTCCCCTGTAATTCTTGTGCTCACCCTTCTTGATGATGTCAATGCCATGCTTCATGCACTTGCGTCTGACCCTGTTGTACTCTCGTTTCTTAGCTGCTGCGCTCATTAAAACCTCACCATTTCTGATAAAACTGCTGTTGCAAAATCTTCTTCTTCAAGGATGCTGATCGCTTTCTCGTATCGCTTGCCCAAGCTCTTGACTGTCTCTGGATCAGGAATGTCAGAGATCGTGGCATAGTTGATTTTCAAATCAGCCAACTTGACCTGTGCTGCAATCTCGTTGCCCTTGACCCTGACAATGTAGTCAAAGTATTTTTCGTCAGGGCTTTTGGTGATGGCCTTCACAGCGTCAGCAATCTCAACACCAAACCCCTCGATAGTCTTGGTCAACTCATCGTGATCCCAGACATTGTAATCTGCGTCTTCCATCACATCGTGCAAGATCGCAACAGCCTCATAGCTTGGGCCAAGATGTTTGACAGCCTGACTGACCTCGATGGGATGATTGATGTAGTCCCTGCCTCGCTTGTCTTTCTGTCCTTCATGAACTGCTTTGGCTAATTCAATGTAACTCTCAGGACTCTTCATTTCACATTACCTCTTTCAACAAAAGAATTATGACACAATGAGTGTCGATATGCAAGTATTTATAATTAGATGTAGTAATGTATGAGATGGGAGGATTGGTCATTGAAAATTAAGTCATGGACTAACTCATGACTTGGATGGCATGACGCTTCATCCTCCCTCTTTCTCGATGACTCAGGCATGAATAACACAACTGCCTAAGCGGAATGTAACCTGACGCTCATACTCGCCTGATCTCGTTTAGCCACCCTCATCCAAAATATTATAAGCTTCTGTCAACTCATCGATCAGTAACTCAATGTGGTAGCCAGCAACAAGTTCTAACACGCCAGTCTGCAATTCATCAAAGCTGATCTGCTCCCACTGGTCTGCTGACTTACCATCTTTCAGTGGAGAAACAAAAACGTCAACGTCATCTGTGTCTTCATCTTCCAGAACAAACCTGTAAGCTTTGCCTGACTCTTCATGGATTACTATCTTTTCCTTCATGCGCTTTTCTTCTGCTCTTCATATTCCTTTGCCACTCTCTCACAAACGCTGGCAATAAAATCGCCAAGCTCTTTGTTTGTCATGGCGTGATCAAGAATTGTAACCACTGGCATCTTCATCTGCTTGGCTATCTTCTCAATCATGGAAGGGAGCATGACTGCTCCCTTGGGGGTGATGCCATACTCTAAGCAGACATCAATCATTTTATCCTCATGGATCAATCGAACATTCTTGGTTGCGCTACCCATTAGCTGTTACCTCTTGTGGAACCTCGAAGGGTGAATTGAAGTCCTTGTTGACTCGCCCATACTCTTTGCCAAGGCTGACCATTGGGTCATCCTCGCTCTCGCCAAAGTTGACTGTCTTGTCAATGGCTTCTGAAAGCTTGAGCAATTCAAGAATTGCGTAAGTCTGTTGATCGTCATCGTTGATCAACGAGTAGATCACTTTGAGAGCTAAAGGTCGCTCCTTGTTGTAGGCATCCAAGTCCATGATGAACTGGATTGGCTCGATCAGAGTGCCAGTCTTGTCTTCCAGAACAGCAGAAGCTTTCTTGGCAATGCTCGAAATAATTTGATTGTCATCCATACGAATCCCCTTGTAGGTTATTGGGTTATGATTTTGAGAACTTCTGACGCGCCCACTTGAATGCTGGTTACCACGCGCCCACTCTCAGTTACTTGTGTTGGCTTGTTGAAGGAAACGTTGTAAA